CACTTTGTAGTAGTAGATTTATTTATCGTAAGACTTTTAATTATTATAGGAGAATAGTATGGACTTTACACAAGCAACAATTACTAAATTATCTAATGGTTATGTAGTAGCTTTACAAGGATATAGTGCTTTGGACAAACAACAGATTGGTGAGCAGTATATTGCCACAACTTTAGATGAAGCTATCGTTTTTCTTAAGGATGGTAAGAAATCGACCCCTGCAATCGCTCTACACGGAGTTAAAAAGAGTTAAGGTAAGCTAGGGTATCAGAACAGGCCCTTGTATTGTCTTGGGCCTGTTGCTGTTCGTTCTAGAGCATTAGTGCTGAATTGTGAGTGTTACGACCCCATTAGAGAGACCTTCAGAGAACTTTACATCAAAAGCATCGAATGCAACCTTACTTCTTCCAATAAAATCCCCACCAGCCCAAGTCTCACCCAACAAGATACAACCTTCAGTATCTTTATCTGTATTACCAGAGTGAATACGAACACCCTCAAAGTTACATACATTAAGAATGTGAGGCATCATCTTACCAAACCTACTTGACATATCTTTAACTACTTTATATGTACCATAAGGTATAGAAGTTTCACCTGCTACTTTAACTCCTGCATCTCTAGTTTTATCCTCTAAGGTAAAACATTGGAAGGTGTTGTCAATGTATAGTCTACCAATTGTATAGTTAGTACCAAACTCTATTCTCTTTAATACTAGATTCATTTGTCCTCCACAGCAGTTGTAGTTTTAAATCTTAAGACAACCACTACAATACCAACAGCTACAAAAGCAAGTCCGTAGTTTTCTTCACCTATCAACTTACGTAGGTAGTCAAAATTCTGTTGTAAAGAACCTAAGATTACTAATAGTAAACCATAGTTGATTGTCCAACTCTTCCTCCATTGTTTTAATTTAGACATTATAATAGGGCATCTTATATGCCACCCCTCCAATTGTAATTGCAACATACCCTACTGGTTGAGCAGGAAGGGCAGATGCTGTTCCAGTTGCACCTACTGTAGTACCAGTTGTATTAGTTAAATCTACAGTAGCAGTAACAGTACCTCCAGTAATGGCAACAGCACTTGCATTTTGAGTAGCCATAGTACCAAAGGTAGGTAATGAAGCTACAGAAGCATATTCATCACTTGTCAAGTGATATCTGTTAAGAGAGTCACCACCCTGTATAAGGGTAAGGTCATTATGGTTTCTAGTAACTATAGAAGTAATATTACTCCCTAAGAAGTTTAAACCATTAAAGGCTTGACTTCCTGCAGTTGTAGTATAAGTATATAGTTTAAAGAACCAATCTCTCCACTCATGGTTCTCAGCAATAGGATTGTTAGGTATAGGACTAATAGGTATGGTCATATCTTACTCGTATGTAAACTCAGTACAGTAACCCAACTTCTCTAGCTTAGGTAAGTCTTTCTCAAGACGTTCACCAATGTCATCACGAACAATTAGACTATTAGGTATCTTTATACAGTCCATGACTTCATAGGCTTTCTTCGCAGCTTCCTTAACAGTAGTCGCGGTTCCAGTAGTAACAAGTACATAATCACCAGCGGTAACAAGCATAGCTTCTTCAACAATCTTTCCATCCCTCATTATAGGACCTTTACCCATCTTAACTTCACATAGATGAATATCGTCCATTACTTTTTCTAGTCCATAGATAGGATAGTTAGTAGGGTCTCTACCTGTTTGCTTTGTAAATGGGAAGTCTGGAATTGCAGCGACCACACCAACAGCAATCTTGTCAGAAGCCTTCAACGTATCTTTACCATTAACTAAGTCAAGCATCCATTCTACTGGGTCACCCTTATGTAAGGCAGTCTGTATGTTAAACAAAGGCCATCCAGGTCTTGTAGTCCACTCTAGGGGTCTAGGTGAGCGACTACTATCATCAATAATAAAAGCCAAGTCCACATACCCAACATAAGATATATAACTTAAGTAATCTTCTACCTTAGAAAGAGTATCATCATATAGTTTACTTTCTTTTACATACTTAAGTACAGTACCCATCTCACCAGTATTCACACCATAGTTAGAAGGCATTAGTTTCTTGAACTCAAAGTTCTCAGTAATTAGTTTATTAAAACCGTGAGGTCCAAACCAACCACCTACTGCTACTTCAATTCCTGGAGTAAACTCTTGTAAGATAAAAGGTTGTTTTAAGTTACCACTCTTCTTCCACTTCTCTAACATGAATACCATGTCAGCAGCACTATTAGATACATAACTAAGAGCCTTATCCGCATCTCCTGAAGGTTTTGATACATAACGTATAGGCTTTGCTTTAACAGCAGCAATAGCTGAGTTATAATCTTCATATGTAACTGAGGGTATAACATCAAGTCCAGCCTTTTCAAGTATATCCATACCAAACCCACGGTCTAACTCCAAGTCTGAACTGACGTTAGAAGCACCTACAATAGGATAACCCTTCTTGTGGTACTTTTCTAGTAAATGTACTTGGTGAGCATTGTCTGATAAGACAGTTATATCAGCCCAATCCATATGGGCTTCCCAATTAGTAATACGAGATATAAGACCCTCTCCAATAGGTGAAGCTCCATAACGTCCAGGTTTAATCCATTGTTTAACCTTATGTCCTTGAGACATTAGTTTAATAGCAAAGTCAGTAAAACTACCAGCTGAGTCTAATAAAAGTACATTCATCTATTGATTTTTCCATTTAGCACTACGATGTAAACCTGCAACTGTTTTCTTATGTGCTTCTTTTTTACTCTTTATAGCTGCTTGTTGACTAGGAGATTGTATGTCAAGTTGTTTAGCAAGCCAAGCTCTTTTACCACTAGCTGGGTCTGCTTGTATTTTCATTTCATCACCTATTAAAGGTACTTGTCCACTTAAGTATTTAGCTACATCAAAGGCAATCTTCTCAGCTGAGTCTTCAGGATGGTAGACAGGTTGTCCACTGTAAAGTTTTCTATCTGCAATTAATTGAGCACCTGTTAGTAAGGCTGGATTAAAAGTAAAAATAGAAGACATAGCAGCCATAGGGTCTTTTTCATTCTTAACTACTCCATCAATGGCATGGAATATATGGTAAGGACCTGCTCTACGTTGAGTAGCCTCTTTATTACCTGATAACTCTTGTGCAATCATATCTTGTAATGGATATAAAACACTAATAGCTACTGCAATAGCAGCTAGTGAGTCTACACCATGACCAAAGTCAGCAAAACCTTCCTTACCCTTACGGATAGCAGCTACATCTTTACCTGTTTCTATAAGTGATTTAACCAAACCAAAGTGATACCTAGAGAACACAGTTACATTAGGGTTTTGTAAGGTTTCTGATAGACTTCTAGACATACTAGCACCTAACAGTTTCTCACCTACTCTAGGAGTAATACGGTAAGAAGGCATATGACGTTCTACTTCTTTAATAGCAGCCTTTCTATCCATACCTCTGTACTTCATTTGTTCATCAAGAAGTTGCATATACATAGCATCACGAACTACCCACATAGCAGTATTACTTGCCTTAGAGATAGCATCATATAACTTCATAGGAGATAGGGCTAAACTCTTAGCTAAACTGTCTGCTTCAGGAGTCTTCATAAACTCTTTAGCTGCTTTAGTAAATAAACCACTTTGGAATGCATTGTTACGAACATTAGCTGAAAGTAAAGAACCACCATCCCTAAGTGTTTGTCTATACTCAGGAGACATAGTTAGTACATGTTTAATAGCTGGAACAGCTGTATTAGCAAACCTACCAATACCAGCTGGAGTAACCCAACCAGTTAAACCACGAGCATTATACAAGTGCCAAGCCTCATTAAATATGTGAGGTATTGGGTTCAACATCATATTCTTAATTAACATACCACTAAGAGTAGTTAAAGCACTAGGAGACCTATTAATAGCATAGTCTTCAATGATGTCAGCTGTTCTATTCTCAAATGCCATACCAGCAAACTGAGGTAGTTTGTCAAGGTGTTTAGGAATTCTAAATCCCTCTTTAATAGGTTCACCTACTTTAACTACTTGATGAGCTTCTGCAAAGGCTGGACTCTTCATAACCTCATCTAGCATTTGATGTGCTCTTAAGGTATTCCTAGCTTCAGATAAAGCTTTGTAAAGAACCATCTGTGGGTCTTTCTGGTATTGGTATGGTGTATGTGTTTCTACTTCACCACGTTGACTATTCTTAACAGTCCAGTCACCTATCTTATCACCAGCTTTAAGTTCCCCAATACCATGAATAAAGGTAGTAGGTTTACCATTGTTCCACTGTAAGATAGTTCCTTGAGGACCAGCCTTACGTTGTACAACCATACGTTTACCACCCTTCTCAAGAGTAAAGAATGAACGTTCCATACCACTCTTAGGAGCTTTAGCTACGTTGACATCTAAACCACCCTTATCCCCACCAGCCATAGCTTCTTTAAGACGTTCAAATGTACCCATCTTTTTAGGTTCTAAGACACGAGGAAAGTATCCACCAGCCTTATACTCATCCATCTCAACTTGAGTAATAACACCTCTACGCATAAGCTCTCTCATGATTAAACCATGCTCTTTAAGTTCAGGAGCAAAGTAAGAGTTAGCTAGTTCCATTTGTCTAGGGTCTAATGGATGTTTACCACTAGTCTCAAAGTGTCTTTCAATAGCCATTCTATCTTCATTAGTAAGACCAGCTTCAGTAGAAGCTTTACTTCTTAGAGTGGCAATTGCATTATCAGCCTCTTGACCTTTACCTAATGAGTACCAAGCATCTCCAGACCATTGGTCCATAGCCTCTTTACCTTGAGGTATAGGGTGTACTTCTGTATCAGGTACAGCATATATAGGATTATTATCTATGTGTTCTTTAGCTAGAAGGTTTATACGACGTTCATAGTCAGCTTCTAGTTCATCAGGTCCTTGTGGACTTCTTGTATGAGCCTCTTCATGTGCTAAAACAAACTGAGCAAACTCTTCTTTAGTTTTAAACTTAGAATAGGTTCCTGGATAATGAGTGCTAATAGAACCATCATTAAACATTTCATTGATTTGAGCTACATCTAGTTCAATTAGTTTAGCAGAACCATCTTCATTACGATGCATACGACCTAGAGTAGGTTTACCCTTAGCATTAAATGGCGTAGGGTTACCTTGACCATCAGTAATACCACCTTTAAAGATAGGTATTCCATCAGCAGACTTCTCAGCTGGTTCCCACTCTTTATATTTACCTGTCCATGCAGAAGCAGTTGGGTCTACAGTAGGTGTATACCCGTGGAATACAGTACCTACAGATTCAGCTAGTTTAGTTGGTTTAGGGAAAGCAGCACCAAATCCAGCACTAGCTAGTAGATAATAAGGGTTAAATTCACCTTTTTGAGCTTGATTGACACCTTCCATACCAGCACCAAAGCCAGCCATACCAACTCTTTGTGCTCCAGCACTAATAGTTTTACCAGCTGCATATTCAATAGGTTTAAGAGCACCAGGTCCAAACATAGGAAGCATACCTACTAGGTCACCAGTAAAGGCAGCATCAGGATGTTCTTTTCTACCACGTTCAATGGTAGCTTTATCAAAACCTATAGTAGCTTTAAGTTTGTCAGGTATAGTGTCAATACCAGCATTAATGATAGCTGAACCACCAAACATACCAGCTATACCACCAACAACTGAACCTACAGCTGCACCTACAGGACCTGCTGGAGCTCCTAGAACACCACCAACCTCAGCACCTAAACCCATTAATGGTAAACTACCAATACCAGTTACAGCACTCTTAGCAGCACTCTTAGCTCCAACTTCTAGAGCAGAGTTCTCATCACCTACAGGTTTTTTAGTTGCTAACTTTAGATAAGGATTATCTTGAGGTTTAGGTTTAGGTGTTTCTTTAGCTTTAGCAATCTTATTAAGGTAGTCCCTAGTCTCAGAAGGTAAATAGTCTTTCCAACTACCACCTTCTTTTTTAGCCCTAGCTTCAGCTTTATGAACACCACCAGTACCAGCATTATAAGCAGCATGACCCTTTTCAACGTCACCATCATTCTCTTCAATCTTCTTAGCTAAGTAAGCACTACCTATCTTCTTACCATATTGTTTATCAAACTCTAATGAGTAGGGGTTGTATTCTACATTAGCTAGTTTAGCTGCTTCACGAGCAGTTGACGGTTGTACTTGAGCAATACCCCTAGCCCCTGTCTTAGAGGTTAGAGGGTTACCTTGTTTGTCAAACTGTCTACCACCACTCTCAACAGCAATGGTAGCATCATCCTCAGCAGATGTAACAGGAGTAGCTAACCTTAGGTATGGGTTATCCATTAGCTAGTTTTCTCTAGCTCATCTAGTTTCTTCATAAGGGCATTCAACTTCTTGATGTCTGCTTCCCGAGCTTTATTACCAGTTATAAGTTCACCAACTGCAGCTACACCTCTAAGTTCTCTAGCAACTATATCCTTTTGAGTTTGTATAGACTCTTTAGTTCCTGCAGATACATCCCCTTTAATAGCTCCAAGAGGGTCTATCTTACGTCTAAGACTCTTAACTTCATCTTTAACTTCTTTAATAGTCTCAGCTCTTTGAGTAGCCCTCTTCTTAGCCTCAGACTGTTTATCTAATGGTTTAGGTTTAACAGCTTCAGCTGGTTTAACTTGTTTTACAGGAGTATCTAAAGTCATACCTGGATGTTGTTTCTCAAAGGTAGTTTTAACTTTAAGAGCACCTTCTGTATCACCTTGGGCAGTTAAATCAGCATAAGCACTCTTAGCTAGCCCTTGTAACTTCTCTGGAGACAGACCAGCATAAGGGTCTCCACCAGGAGCAGTAGAAGTAGACGCAGTTTGAGTATCACCTGTACCTTGTTCACTAGGTGCTTGACTAGGACGGTAAGAGTTTTTACCTTGATTAATTAAAGCTTTAATCTCTTTATTATCAGTACCCTTAAGAAGTTCATCAAACTGGTCATTACCCTCATTAAATGTATTTTGATAGTCAGAAGACCTCTTAACTTCACCAGCCATCTGACCTTCATTAATTGCAAGTTGGTCAGCTCTGTCCTCAGAGGATAGAAGATAGTTATTAGCAATCTCTTTATGTTGAGTAGCTAAAATCTTTTGACGAGCAATAGACTGGTTGTAAGCATCACCATGAAGTTTAACATTCTTAGCAATTGCATCCACTGAGTTCTTGTAAGCTGTCAATCTTTCTTTAATAGGAATGTCACGAGTCTTAGCTTCATTCAATTGAATAATAGAAGCATTTACAGCATCTTTAACTTTAAGTTCCTTGTCCTTAAACTCAAGGTCAGCTTCTTTAACATCAGCCCTACCTTTGATTTGAGCTTGTACAGCAGAAGCTCTAGCACGTTCAGCATGTGTAGCAGCACCATCTACCAACCCATGAGCTAGTTGGTCACGTTGTGCAGGGTCTTTCATCTTAATATATCTGAGAGCTTCACTCTCGTCTAAATTACCACTAGATACCAAATCATAGATAGTTTTATTCCAATCAGCATCTGTCTTAGTACCACCTAGATACCCAGCTGCACTTTGAGCCATCTTCTCAAGTTGTTTATCTTGTAAAGCAGCAACTTCAGTTTGAGCATCTCTATGCTTCTTGTCAACACCATCTAACTCTTCACGAGCAGCTTGAGCTAAAGAGGCATGACCTGTAGAATCTAAAAGAGCAGCTTTCTTTTTAAGTTGTTCTTTCTCTTGTCCAATTTGGTCAGTTTCAGCTTTCTTTTGTTTATATAGGTCAGTTATACGTTGTTGTGTAACCACTTCAGCCTTCATCTCAGGAGTTTCATAACCTCCAGGTTCAGTAGCTTTAGGTGGTTCAGGAGTATCAGTCTTTGGTTTTTCAGCATAAATGTCAGCTAGACCTTTACGCATTGTCTCTTCATCAGCAGTAGCTTTCTTAGAAGCTTCAATCTGCATAGCACCTTTTTCAAGGTTCTGAGATTCACTTGCTATTCTTTGTTGTTGTTCTGTGTAGTCTGCAGCAGAAGTTAGTTGTCCAATAGCCATTAATTATCCCCAGAAAGACATTGCGCCAGTAGGTCCAAATAACCCTTGAAGACCTGACGTTACATTATTTATAGCTGCAGTTTGATTAGTAGTTTGTGTACTAGCAGCACTTGCTCCAGCTTGTTGTCCAGCAGCAGCTCCACCAGTAGATAGGTTCTGAAGGTTAGTTACTTGGTTTTGGTATTGCTGACCAGCATAGTTTTGACCATACTGACTAAGGGCAACTTGTTGACCACCACTTTGGGTTTGTCCTGTAGCAGCCATAGTTCTGTTAAGACCTTCTTGACCTTGTTGCATACCAAACTGATATCCAGGAGTTTGATTAACCATAGAAGGGTTAGACACTAAGTTATTTAACATAGCTGCATAGTTAGCTTGATATGGAGCATTAGGGTTAGCTTGATTGGTAGCTGCTTGTGGAGACTGTCCTGGATTAAGTACATTACCTATACCACTAGCTATTTGAGAGACACTAGTAACTCCTTTAGCAACATTACCTAAAGTAGACATTAAACTACCAGTACCACCAACACCACCAACAGAGGCACCTAGATTAGCTAAAGGAATTAATGAACCAGCAGCTCCTGTCATTGTTCCACCAGCACCTATAGCAGTAGAGAGAGAAGCACCGTCTAAAGCTCCCATAGCAGTACCAGCTAAAGCAGGGGTAGCTCCAGAGATAGCTGCAGTTGCAGCAGCATCAGTAGCAGAAACACCTCCTAAGCTAGCCATTGACTCTCCAGTTACAGCTGCTCCAGTTACGTCAGCAGCACCTCCAAGAAGTCCTGAAGCACCTCCTGTTGCAATGGCAGATACAGCCATTAAAGCTGGATTAGATGCAACAGCATCAACAGCCCCTCCTACTAAACCACCTACAGTATCAGCTACTGAAGATACTATATCTGTTACGAAACCCATAAATATTCCTTTTTAAAAGATAGCTTGACTTTACTATTAGTTACTGATGTAACTCTAAAGCCAAACTTCATTATCCACTTAAGACCTGATATATTATAATTATCAACTGATGCTACTAACTCTGAGTATTGCTCTAGTAGCGGTAGAATAATAGTTTTAACATATTTTCTAGGATACCAAGGTCCATCTATTGCCATGTGTAGTTCATTCTGTTTAGTGAATATAGCACCAACCACTTCTTGTTTATATTCTATTGGGTGTACAGTCCACTTTTCTAAATATGTACAGTATTTATTAAAATCTAGTTTACTACCATACCCTTTCTCAAAAGCTTCAAAGCTTTTCAGGATAGCCTTATCCTTGACTTCCTGAGCCAAAGTCTCCTGAGAGTTGTAGTTCTGCATTCTCTAATCTCAATGGGTAGTTACCTGTATAAAAGAATTCATAAGCTCTTCGTTTAAAAGAACCTAAGTTATACAAGCAGGGTTTGGTTAAACCTAAGTCTAGTTGTCTATAGTTAGACCAACTGTTATAATCATCGTCTGTATGACGGACATTTATTATATCATTAATTGAATCACCTGTCAAGGTTAAACAACTATTTACTTTTCTATTATAAGTACCTAGTAACAGTCTTTGTGTTACTATACGAACAGATATAGGACCAAAAGGGTCAAAGTAGGTTGAAGGACTTATAGTGTATATATTACCTGTAACAGCATCTAAAACATATGTTGTACCATCTCCAACTGGGAATGGTTGTACAAAGGTACATTCGAAATAACCCTCACCACCTCCAATGAAAGCTTTACTAGTAGTCCAGTAGTGCCACTCTTTTTCTTTAAGGTCATATACTAATGTAATGTCTTGGTCTGTTAAGACTAAACCATAGAATGTATGCCCTGCAATCTTGTAAGCCCAACTATAAACCCCACCCAGACTACTTGCATTAAGAAACCTCTCAACAGCAGGAGTTGAAATAGGTACAGCTTGTAAACCAGTAAGCATAGCTACTTGTCTACCACCCTCTTGAGCATTAGTCATCCATAGAACAGTTTCTTCAAAGGCTTGTATAGAATCTCCAGAAGCACACCCAAGCTCTAGTTTAGCAGTAGCATTAACAGATAGAACACTTCCAACTGCATTAGCATTATCATAAAAGAACTCTGTAGAGTATTGTTTAAAAGCTACAAGATAGTTAAGATGTTTAGCAATGGCAACACCAAGGTCACTTTCAGATTGGGCTGTAACATAGTTTAATGGATTCCAAGATGTAGGGTCCTCTTGGTCACTTTGCCATATTTGAGCTTTAGAGTCCATAGCAAAGACATAACCATCTAAGTATACTAAACCATCTACAGGATTAGCTGGGAATGCATTTAAAGCCATAGAAGCTGTAGCAGCAGCTCCAGCATAGGTTAGGGTAGCCGTACCATTTACAACTGCTCCTGAGGTATGTGTAGGAGCTGTGACACCTAATGTACCACCAACAGTTGCTGTATATAGGTTAGCTCCATAAAAGATTTGGTCATTCAAAGAAATAGACGCAGAAGCAACCCAGACAGTACCTATAGTAACAGTAGGAGCGGTAACATACCCCACACCTCTATTAGTTAAAGTTATTGTAGTTAAACTACCTGAGGTAAACACATAGCTAACTGCAGCTGTAATACCACTTGGAGGTGGTGAAACAACAACAGTAGGAAGTGTTGTATATCCAGAACCTGGGGTTTGAACAACTACATTCCATACTTGACTACCTATATTAATAAAGTTATTAGTAGCATCTAAGTAATATCCAGTAATATTATCATGTAACACCATATAAGGATGTGGACTAGTTGTTGTAGCTGTATTTACAAAGTTTATAGTATTAGTGGTACTTAAACCAGTACCTCTAACTACTGCAGTACCACCTGTAATTTGGTTTAAAGTACCATTAGCTACAGCATACAAATTATTATTATAAACCCATAAACCTTGACCTAAAGAAGGTAAAGCAGGAGTAATTGTAAACTGAGTTTTACCAGGTCTTTTAACAGCAATCTTACGTCCAGCAACAGTCTCTTGATAGCAATTAACCATCTTAGCATCTTTAGTTTTATCTGTAGACCTAAAGGTCATAGGAGTTACTAATGGTAAATCAATCTTTGGCATTAACGGAAGCCTCCAGTTTGCATCCTTAAGTCTGGAACAAAACGAACTGCTACATCTTCAACATCAAAGTCTTCTACTTCCTTCTTAAGGAGTAGTGCCTTCATATCATAATAAGCTCTCTCTTGCATTGTCTTATCATAGTCACTAGCTATCTCAGCCATTAATGCCCACTTCAAAGCTAAGAACCATTCAGCAGGGAAGTCAAAGTTGTCAGTAGGTTTAACCATGTCCATTAAAGAACGTTGTACGGTCATGTATAGGACGTAGTTAGATACTGTACTACTATCAGGGGTTAAATATACATTCACTATCCCACTAGTAACATTAGGTG